GAATGGATAAAGTTTCCCAACAATATTATGGTTCTCCGACTTTTGGGTGGTTAATTATGCAAGGTAATCCGACATATGGTGGACAAGAATGGAATATTCCTGACGGTGCTATCTTGACAATTCCATTTCCTTTAGTAGCTTCTTTACAGGACTATAAAAATCAATTAGATAATCATTTCTTCTATTATGGTAGGTAAACCAGAAAACATATTGGTCGAACTCGACTACAATAACATTACAATAATCGACCCCAACAAGGTCGTTGACGAGAACGGTGTTGCCTCAGATAGACATGTACGACAAGAAGACTTAGTAATGTATGCCAATTTGGAGTGTAAAGTTCTCCCAAGAACTAAGTTATCTGTGGGTACTGCAAGTAACGACGCCATCCAAACTATTTCGGTAGCATCTATGAATTTTCTAAAGCCAGGTGGGAAAACCTTTTTGGATAATGAATATACCGATGAATTTACGGGAAAGGACACCATTCAGGGAAAAGGGGTTAATCAACCAAAACAGGAATCTGTAACTAACCCAAAAAATGATTCCGATTATTATATCAGACAAACAATTAATTCAGGAGGTAAACCTGGGGCGACCGATAATGGATTGTTAGGTATTACAAGTATTTCCATAAGACAAAACACTTCGTTTATGTCAACTATCCACATATCGATGGAGGATGTAAAAGGAAGAGCATTATTTGAGGGTGGTGACAATTCTCCTTACGCGGCATTTTTTAATTTACCGTATCCGTTATTTTATTTAACCATTAAAGGATATTATGGTAAAGCGGTTCGTTTACCGATAATGTTAAAAGATTTTACTTCGAGATATAATACTAGTTCAGGTAATTTCCATATTGAATTAAACTTTTTAACTTACAAATATACAATATTAAGTGAAGTTTCGATGGGGTATTTAATTGCCACACCACACATGTATAAGTCTCGAGTAAAAATACAAACAACGAGCGGTAACGCAAGCCAATTCTCAAACGTTGATGATACGATTTATGAAAGAGGGTACCAAAAAGTTAAAGAGATGTATAGTGAGTATAAAACTAAAGGATTAATTCCTGACGATTTTCCAGAACTAACTCTTGTTCAAATGCAAAATAGAATTGAGAACTTTATTAAAAATATTTTAGATTCTTTTACTAAACAAAATTTAGACCCATTAACTGATGTTGACACATATAGAAGTCAATTAATTGCTTACCAAAAAGATGTTTATTATGCGGATAAAGTATCTTGGTTTGACACGTATATGGATAAGACAAATTTCTTTATATTGAAGAAAGGGTCGATGTTATCAAGTGGTATTAGTTTAAACAACAGTGACACTAAAATTTATTCATTTAAACCTGAATTTAAAACCCTTGAACAACAAAATACCGCAATCTCAAAATTAAAAGAAATTATTTCTGGATACAATTCAAAACTAAATAAAAATGAATCTGTTGGTGAAAAGGGTGAGTATAAAATTGATAATAAAACCAAACCATGTCAAATAGTGTGTGACATTGACTATAGTGATTTCCCAATAGAAATAACTTCAGAGGATGTTGATTTTACTGAGACGTTTAAACAAAAAAATAAAGATAAAATACCTTCTGACTTAGATAAAATTGATTTACAGGCAGAATTGGAAAAAAATAAACAATTTAATTCAGGTAAATTTGTTGACCGTGATGGTAAAAAACAACAAATTTTTGTTTACCATGTTTTTGAAGGAAACAAAAGATTTGTCGATAAAATAGATAAATTAACCAAAATATTAACAGAGAAAGAACAACAAATTGAAGTAGAATTAACTGAAGCATTGTCTAAGTTATTACAAAGTAAGGATAGTGGAATTGGGTTTACCCCAAACATTAGAAATGTTTTAGCGGTTATTTTTGCTAATGGTGAGGCGTTTTTAAGATTGATGGATGACGTTCACACTAGTGCTTGGGACCAAAGAGACAGTAAATACCGAAAAGATATTATTTTTGACAAACAAGTTGCGGGGGCCTCGGCAGATAATCTTTCTTCGGGAGATAATTCTAAGGAACCTGTATATCCATGGCCACAATTAATTGTTGAGACATCAGGAGAAGACGGTCAAGAAAAATACGAAATTACTTATCCTGGTGACCCTAAGATTATTAGTCGAAGTAAGGGATACCTATTCAATGTTTGGCCTGAAATAGAATTTGTTGAAGAATTTGTTAAGGGGTTTACAGAAAGAACATTACCTCCTGCTGACCCAACGGCAAACTCAAATGAGTTGACCCAACCACAAAGGGTTTCGTTAGATGCTATTGAATATCCGATTGGAAATTGGGTTTATGGTAATAAGGAAGAGGTTAAATTTTTCTTTGAGATTTATGAACGAATAATATTAACATCATACTACTCAAGACTCTCAAGAAGTAATGGGTTTATATCGGACGCGGACAAAATTACAAATCTGATTGCTGAGGCCGAAAATAATAATATTGTTAAAAGTTTATCAAATGATAACCCTTTTATCATTCAAAAATTAAAAGAGTACGGATTTACCGCATCTAATTTCCCAACAATTCTAAGACAATTTTCGAATAGTGGGTTAGGTGAAAGTTGGCAGAACTATATTAGAGGAATTTTTAACACTCCTTACATTAAGAATACTGTAACAAATGGAGGATTCCAATTCATTAATTCGGATATATTAAATAGTACTGATTCACAACCATCAATCTCATTACCAAATGAAATTGCTATGTCGGAATATATTACAGGTTCTACAACATCAAATAAGTTTGATTTAGGAGACACCTTTCCGTTTACTAATAGAACTTGGGATAAAACATATTTGGCGAATGGAACAACAATTTTAGATGCTAACGGAGCCCTTAATACTACAAAAGTTTTAAAGTATAACCCAAACATAAAATTAATAACAAGTTTTGTTACTACATTAACACCAAACAGTATTCGACCAATAACTAATTTTGTTTATTTATCGGGACATACACCAAATGTTATTAATTCTACGGATTTAAAAACGTGGTACCAAAATAGAAAATTTGAGGACCAATTGGTTACTGAAGGAAATGTTAGGTATTTTAATTATAGTGGAGAGGTTAGTGACAATCAAACCACCTCAATATTGAATACCCCATATTTTATCAACTCAATCCAACAAGGGGTTAAGAATTTTAGAAACAATGACGAACATCCGTTTATTGCTTCTGCATATCTTTTCATTAATAGTTTACCGTTGGCAACAATGAGAGAAAAGTTTAAAACATATGACAATAACACCTCAACGGATTTAGATTATATTTTTGCGGCACTTAAGAAATTCGGTGCAGTTCATAAACTACCTTACGCATGGATACTGAAATTTGGTTCTATTTGGCACCGATATAAAATGTATGTCGAAAAAAATATTGATATATTAGATACTTCTTGGTCAGGGTTTAGTTATACGACTAATTTTGACCCTGTGACAAGTGCCAATACTCGAAATTATGGATTAATTATTAACGGTGCCCCAATTGATATTGTATTACAAAAAGACACAACTATCGGAACGGAAGTCTCAACATTAATTAATACGGGATTTTATCCTAAATTAATAAATGACTTTAATGTTTTTTGTCAAGGGTATGAGGTTTTTTCAGGATATACCGACAGTGCGATACAATCAGGAATAACAAGTGGAGTCTCAATTAATTATGTCGATGACGCAATTATAAATCTTGCCGAAGGGTTTGACCCTGCAATACCGATGAGGGATTTACGAATCATTCCTTGGTCTGTTAGTGTGGACACACCTGACAAAAAATACATATATTTGATGCCGTCACAAGGGTCTCTTTTAAATCAAACAAAAAACGAATGTTTTAAGTTAGATAAATTAAAATTTGAAGTAAATTCGAATCAAGCGATGTATGACGGTTCTGTTAGATTATTTTGGGGAGCACCAAACTATGGATATTTTGATGGGTCAAAACTTAAAAAACCATCACCGTTTGCGTACATGAAACATATTTTTTCAGGTCAAAGCCAACAAGAAAACTTTTCAATAAACGGTATAGACAAGGATTACTCACAAATGAGTGAAATGTTATCAGTTTTTGAAAAAGATGTTTTAGACGGATTTGAAACGGAGTTTTTAAAGTTCTCAAAATCGGTTTACGATTACACCCCAAATAATACAACAAATGATATCGGACAAGCAAACGCTATCGCAGGTGCGATGGGGGTTAGTCCTTCTGATGTGTCAAGTTCCATGTCAAATCAGGCGGATAGTCCTGAAACTGAGACAACTTTAACATTTAAAAACTTTCAGATGTTATTCAGAAGTTTGTTAAAGATACCAAAGGTGACAGGGGACACTGGGTCTAACATTGTAACAAAAATCCAAGATGACCAAACAAATAATATAACCAATGTTTTAAGACAATTTCTAAATTATGATGTTGTGTTCAAATATGGTAACCCTTCTTTATACGATAAAAAATTATTTTATACATTTTCATCACTACCGTTAACTGACCCATATGTTTGGGAACCATATACTAGTTTGACTCCTAATGCAATACCGACTAATGGTGGTGGTGTAACACTGATAACGTCTAAAACAAATTACCCAAATGAGTGGGCGACATTGTATACTTATGTCGGATTTTCAGAGATACCTGAGTTAGTTTATGGTGATAATGGTTCTTATATTACAGACTTCTTTGTTGATTTAAATGTGGCCTTTACTGTGGACAATATTAAATTATTTGCAACGGTTATTAAAATATATGCAACACAAAAGTTAAATCAGTTCCAAAGTAATCCGATTCCCCCACCCGATGCTCCGATAACATCACCAAGTCAGGTGATTTCCACAACATCTCTTTTAAGTGGAGATACGGTTACGGTTAGAAAAGTTGGTCCTCAAAAAACCGCTTACTTATCAAATAGTGCGGGTATTATATTGTATGAAGGTTTACCGTTAAGTGGACCACCAACAACGGGCATTACCCAATCATTGATTGATGAGGCAATTATTGCGGTTTTTGGTTCGTTGGCGACTACTCCAACACAACCACAATATATTGTAAGTACGGTATTTGTCCCTCAAGACGCGTACCCACAAGTACCAACACCGACAGGTAAAGCGGGTGAAGGGGCTTTTTATAAAGCCATGACAAATTATTTATTAGACATCAATAATTTCCAAGCAAAAATTATTAATAATTTAATACCTAAATTACAATCATCATTACCCGCAACAACAATTGGTGCAGAAGGTCAAGTCGAGTCTGATTTACAAGGAGACCAACCTAAAGTAGAGTTGTGGGAAACATTTAAAGCATTAAACGATAAATGGATTTCAGGAAACGACTTTAAAACGAAAACGTTATTTGAAGACGTTTTATTGTTAGATAGGGCAAGTAGAAATATTGGTGAAAAAGTTTTAGTGGATGTATACAAACTAAAGGACCGATTATTAAACTTACCTGTAAAGGCGTCTATGTTGTCCTTTGTCCAAAGCATCTTAATCGAGAATCATTTTGTGGTGATGAACATTCCATCCTATGTTAATTTTTATAACGTACAAAATGCCGTTAAAAATCCAATACCAAGAATTGAAGGGACGGCAGACTTTGCTAATAATTTGTTCGGTACTTTTTTAAATGTCGATTATAGAGACTCGTCTTCAAAATTAGTTTGTTTTTATTCAGGTAAACCAAGTGAACAATTAGATTTAAAGAATAACGTTGATTATCGTTATAGAAATGATGCTTTTGATTTACGTAGAGCCAGTGATAACCCATTAGTTGAAAATCAAGTAGGTAAAAAAGATTGGGACAAATCTAATAAGGTTGTCGGATTCAATGTTGATATTGGACCACAAAACCAACAGATATTCAAAAGTTTTCAAGTAGACCAAAGTGCTGGTAAGGCGACTGCGGAAGGGTTAGAAGTATTAAATCAAATGGCGAACCAAGGTGGTGGTAGAAAAGGGTCAACACAAAGTACATCTTTATATAATTTATATAAAAATAGAAGTTATGGTTGTCAAATTACTATGATGGGTAATGCTATGATACAACCTACCATGTATTTTAATTTAAGACATGTCCCGATGTTTAGTGGACCATACATGATATTAAGTGTTAATCATAATATAAGTCCTGGTACTTTTGATACTGTTATTGAAGGGGTTAGACAACCAATCGCATCATTACCTAAAATTGATGCGTATTTACAATCACTTAGAACAAATTTGTTACAATCGGTTATTAGTAAAAACAAAGAGGCGAAAAAACAATTGACTAAAGATGCGAGCGGAAACGTAATATCTCAAAAAAATAAAGTGGTATCAAACGCTAATGGTAGTAAAGAAGTGACCCAAACTCAAACTTGTACACCTGATTCTAAATATGTTAAATATACTACAATAACCCCCCAAAGTAGTAGAGTAACTTTTAAAGAGGTTAAAGATACTATAGTTCGTTTATTGACAACTAGAGGTATTCCTGATGATGGTAAATTAAAATACGCGGTGTTTGCCGCATTATATTTAGAATCAGGGACATCAACAGGGTTTGAGGCCTATGAAAATAATTTTGCGGGTATCGACTTGTCAAAATATTGGGGAGAAAAACCGTCAACATATTTTGGAGCACAAAATTATTTTTGTTTAAAATCTGACACAACAACATTACCGTACGCATTGTTTGATGATTTAACTAATAATGTTACAATTTTATTAGAAAAATGGAAAAATAGTACGATTGTTTTACCTAACGCTTCCGCAAAAGAGATTACTAAATTTTGGATATTATATTTTGGGGCGAAACAAAATGATACAAATGTTTACACGACTATGGACCCAACCCAATTATCTAACATTGAATCTAAAGTACAAAAATCTTTAGACATTTGGAATGGTGTCTCACAGATAGTACCAACCCCAACACCAACCCCAACACCAAGTCCAACCCCATAAAACTAAGATAGAAATAATATTTTATCTTTTTGATATATTTATATAAAAAAGAAATTATGAACACAAAATTAATTTTAGATAACTACTTAGGTAAAAATACTCGACACACCGAAAAAGATTTGGGTGACGGTAATAAGCAAGTTTGTGACTTAGATACAGGAGATTGTTATACAATCAGAATGAAAGACGGTCTAATCGAAAGAGTGGACAATACTATGTCTAAAAATAAAAAAATCCAAGTTGAAACAACTACTGGGGTAAAACAATTATTAAATGGATAAGAAAATGAAAATAGACGTAAAAATCTTAAATGAAGTAATGAGATATAAGAGTATTAACAATTATATCACTGAGCAAGATGCCACATTACCTCCACCGCCTGACGCGGGAGCGGTCCCACCGCCTGATGCAGGAGCAGTTCCTCCACCACCTGATGCGGGGGCAGTTCCTCCACCACCACCTGACGCAGGAGCGGGAGTACCACCTGAAGGAGGGATACCACCTGAGTCTGTTGATGTTTCGTCTGACCCTGATGTTGAAAAACTTGGTGGTGAAACTAAAAAGTCAAAAGAACTTGATATAACTGATTTGGTTAAATCACAACAAAGTGTTGAAAAGAAACAAGAAGAATATTTCGATAATTTATTTAAACACCTTGAAGGTTTAGAAAGTAAACTTTCTGATATGGACTCAATTATGACTAAATTAAATGACCTTGAAACTAAGGTTGAAAAATATAGAGTAAAAACACCTGAAGAAAAATTAGAATTAAGAAGTTTGGATTCAGGTCCATTCAATCAGAAACTAACAGATTTCTTTGAGGATAAACAAGAAGATATGGAAATGTCGGGAAAAAATGAATATATTTTAACCAAAGACGATGTTGAAGCATATTCTCCTGGTGATATTAAAAAAAGTTTTAGAGACTTCGGAAACACTGATACCGATATCGACACTTTTTCGAGATTAAAGTAAATTAACGGTCTTAATTGACCGTTTTTTTCTTTAAATTATTTGACAAAACAAAGGCTGACACTTATACTTAGTAAACAATTAAAACTTAAATTATATGGCGACAAACAATTCCCTAGATTCGGTACTAGCACAGTACGAACAATCAAAACAAGGTGGTTATACTTCCACTTCAAAAATATCTCAAGAAGATAGAATGAAAAAGTATTTCGCGGCAATCCTTAAGGATAACGAGAAACAAGGTCAAAAAAGATTAAGAATCTTACCAACACCTGATGGTTCTTCACCTTTTAAAGAAGTATGGTTCCACGAGATTCAAGTGGATGGAAAATGGGTAAAGTTATTTGACCCAGGCAAGAATGACAATGAACGTTCACCTTTGAGTGAAGTTAACGAAGAACTTATGTCTACGGGCAGAGATTCTGACAAGGAACTTGCTAAACAATACAAACCTCGTAAATTTTACATCGTAAAAGTAATTGACCGTGATAATGAGGCGGACGGAGTTAAATTCTGGCGTTTTAAACACAATTACAAAAACGAAGGAATCCTTGACAAAATTATTCCTATTTGGAGAGCTAAAGGTGATATTACAGATGCGACAACGGGTCGTGACATTATCCTTGAATTAACCAAAGCAAAAACTCCGAAAGGTGCGGTTTACACAGTTATCCAAACTGTTATGTACGAAGACGCGGGACCTGTTCATGAAGATGCTGAGACTGCAAAATCTTGGATTACTGACGAACTTACTTGGTCTGACGTTTATTCTAAAAAACCTGTAGAATATCTTGAAGCAATCGCACGAGGAGAAACTCCACGTTGGGATAGTGACAAAGGTGGATACGCATATGGAAACTCTGATGAGTCAGAAATTTCTATGGGGGGTAAATCTGAAAAACAACCAACTATTGACCCACAAGCGGGTGACCAACCTGACGAAGAATTACCATTCTAAGTTATTGAACTTGGACACTTACTAGGACATTGTGTCCAAGTATATGTCCAAGTTCTTATTTTTTAACAAAACATTTAACAAACACATAGACAATATGGCAATTAAGAAAAACGACTTTAAATCAATTAAAGATAAATTCTCAACGTCTGCGAAATACAAACCCCAAAGGTTTTTTGATTTGGGTAATGATTTCTTAGATGCGGTCGGTTTACCAGGACCCGCAATAGGACATTTGAATATGTTTTTAGGTCATTCGGATACAGGAAAAACAACGGCATTGGTAAAGACTGCGGTTGATGCTCAAAAGAAAGGAATACTTCCTGTGTTTATTATTACAGAACAAAAATGGTCATTTGAGCACGCAAAACTAATGGGTTTTGACTGTGAGCAAGTGGTTGACGAAGAAACAGGAGAATTAGATTGGGACGGATTCTACATATTCAATAATAACTTTAGTTATATAGAACAGATTACCGATTACATTAACTCTTTATTAGATGCGCAAGAAAAAGGTGAATTAGATTATAGTTTATGTTTTATGTGGGATTCAGTTGGTTCTGTTCCTTGTAAAATGACATTCGAAGGAAAGGGAGGTAAACAACATAACGCATCAACATTGGCAGATAAGATTGGGATGGGTATTAATCAACGTATTTCAGGAAGTCGTAAGGCTGACTCAAAATTTGAGAATACTTTAATCATTGTTAATCAACCTTGGGTTGAGTTACCTGACAATCCATTCGGACAACCAAAAATTAAGGCAAAAGGTGGTGAGGCTATTTGGTTAAACTCTTCTTTAGTATTCTTGTTTGGTAATCAAAAAGGTGCTGGTACAACTAAAATTACCGCAACTAAAGATAAAAGAACTATTAAGTTCGCATCAAGAACTAAAGTATCTGTAATGAAAAACCACATTAATGGTTTAGGTTATGAAGATGGAAAAATCATCGTAACACCTCATGGATTTATTGCGGGAAAAGAGGCGACAGAAGAAAAGGCATCTATCGAAAAATACAAGAAAGAGTACGCCGACTATTGGAAAGAAATCATCGGAACAGATGGTGATTTTGATTTGAAAGAAGAAAGAGAACAGTCATAACTATAAACCAGCACAAGTGATAAAAACATTATTAGTCGATGGGAATAACCTCCTTAAGATTGGATTTCATGGGGTAAAAGATTTTTATCATGATGGTAAACATATTGGTGGTATATG